GGAAAGCGTTTGGTTAATTTTATACCCCAGGCGGGATTTCAGGAGAAAGTCTTATGCACCACTGCCGACATAAAAATAATCGGAGGACGCCGCGGCACGGGCAAAACCTTCGTTGGCCTGTTTGAGTTTCTTCCGTACATATTCAACCCAGATGTTAGCGGGTACGGCTTCCGTAAACTCGAAGATGATATTGCACGCGGTATATGGAAATCCTCAAAGCAGGTGTTCCGTGGTTTCGGCTCATCGGCAGACTCGTTCTTCGAGTGGAAGTTCCTTAACGGACGCGGTGCCACCTTCAAGTGTGAGCATCTGCAAGACCCAAACAAGATTTCCGATCGTTTTCGTGGTGTGGAACTGGCATACATACTTATTGAGGAGTTGGCCGAGCATACACGCGATAATATGAACCCTCTTTTTGACCTATTGGCATCCAACCGAAGCACGGCAGGCGTACAACCCAAGTGTATTTGTACGTGTAACCCTGTCGGCAAATCCAACAAACTGCGCTATTTCCTCGACTGGTACATAGACCCTGAGACCGACACTATCATACCTGAGCGTGACGGAAAGATACGTTACTTCTACCGTTACGGTACAGAAACCACACAAATAGCCTGGGGTGACACCTGGCAGGAGGTTTATGAAAATCCTGTATGCAAGAGTAAGATAGACCATCTGTGCGAGGATACAGGACAGAAGCCCCACGAGTTTATCACATCGCTCGTATTCATCGAAGGTAACTTCACCGACAACGAGATACTGCGTGTGTCCGACCCTAAGTATATGAACCGTATCGCAGCCCGTGGCGGCGAGTCTACCACTAATGACATCGTGGGTATATGGAGGGATGTAGACTCAGGCACCTCACTGCTGTCTCAGGAGGATGTGCAGGCGTTCTACGATAACACCGAGCGTAAAGATGGCATAATGAGAGGTAGTGCCGACGTAGCCATCACGGGTGATATGTTCTTCATCTACGCTCTTGACGGCCATCACGTCAAGGACCTCGACGCCTGGTCGGGTACGTTCTCCGATGAGATTATCCCGTTTGTCGAGAATTTCCTCGCACGTAACGGTATACGTAAGGAGAATTTCACCTTTGACGCCAACGGACTGGGCCTGTGGATAGCCAAAGACAGCCGTTTCACCCGTTCGGTGCCGTTTAACAACAAATCCGCGTCGTCAGACCCTCGTCTATGGAACAACCTCAAGTCTGAGGCCGCCGAGAAGTTCGTACAGGGAATGAAGGATCACTTATACTCTATCGACCCTAATCTGCTTGACCGCGTATTCATAGACAGTAAAGGGCATAAATTCACCTTCAGGGACCGCTTTATGATAGAGCGTATGGCACTCAAACGTAAGGATGACGCGCCGCGCTTTGAAATTATAAGCAAACCGCAGATGAAAGTCGAGATAGGCCACTCACCAGACCTTGTTGAAGGTCTTATGATGGTCGCACCTTTATTCGAGAAGCAAGTAAAACCCATCCGCAGAGGTTTTGAAGCCTGGGAGGGATAATGACAACACTTAAACAATATAACAATGGCAAAACAACCACAACCAAACATTCTGAAGATGACTCCCGCGCAGGTAATGCGTAAAGAGTCTTTCCGTAGGGCTATGCCGAGCATTTGTCCCCTTGATAACCCGCGAATAGGAAGCCCTGACTATGAGGCCAATCGTCAAAACGATCCTATCAAGTACACTTATCCCACTCAGGATGATTTCTTGCGCGAGTACGATCCCGCGTCACACGCCATCAATTCACTCAAGTATTATCCCAACCAGATATTCAAGGATAAGAAATCAGGACATTTCAAGGCTAAGATACGCTCACGTGTGTCTATTGCCTGGCAGCGTCGTATACATACCAAACGTGTCGTTGCGCTGACAGGTTTTGATCCCGACCTCAGCCTGCCACGTTCCAAGACTGACATTAAATCACTGGAATTACTCAAGAACTACAAGGAGGGCTGGGCCAAGAAGAATATGGACTCGGTGGTTCACCTGGCTATATCCGCTGATTTCAAGGTCGGTGACGTCGCTGTCTGCGGATACAAGAGTAACGGCGTGTTCGGCACCCGTATCTTCTCGTATGACAAGGGTGACACCCTCTATCCGCATTACGACCCGATGACAGGACGTCTCAACTTCTTCGGACGTATGTTCTCGGTTACTGTCAACAACCCCAAGGATGATGCTCAGTTCGAGACTATCAAATACCTCGACGTATGGGATAACACCAACTATATGCAATACCGCACCTTGGCATCGTGGGAAGATAAGAAAGAGCAGGGTGTTGACGAGTGGGAGGTGTCCGTACAGCCTAAAAATCATAACTTCAAGGAGGTGCCTATCGCATATCACCGTTACGGTGAGCCGTGCTGGGCTGGTTCACAGTCTCTCATAGAGCAGAATGAACTCACATTCTCCCAGTTGTCTGAGAATAACGCACAGTTCGCTCTGCGTATCCTCTACTCGCTGGGTGCCGAGTTTGATATGGAGACATCCGAGGACGGAACTCCTATGCAGGTGACATCTACCGATCCCAACGCCAAGATTGGCTTCCTTGAGAGTGCAGAGAAATCCACGTCTTACGAGACCGAACTCAACAAGCAGGAGAAGGAGATTATGCGCTGCTCGTTTGCCGTCGAGACACCTGAGATTAAGTCAGGCAGTGACATCAGTTCACTGACCGTCAAGACGATGATGCAGGATTCTTACGTCAAGGCTTTGGATGACAGTAAGATTTACCAGGAGTTTCTGGATGACATCTGCCGTATCTTCGCTGAGGGTTACGGCACAGAGATAGGACGTGAGGCCGACATTACAGGATTGGGCGTCAAGGCCAAACTGCAGCCTTGGGTATTTATGTCAGAGAGCGAGTGTGTCAACACCGTCGTACAACTCGTCTCCATCGGCGTGCTGTCAAAACGCAGTGCCGTCGATTATATCTACGAGACTCTGGGTCTGGGTAGTGTCGATGAAGCCGAGCGTGTGTTCAAGGAAGAACACGAAAGGCTCGTTATGGAGAATAGCATCGTTCAAAACGCTAACGAATGACAAGGGATGAGGTTTTAAACCTGATGGCAGGTATGGAACAATGGATACGCGGGCAGATGCTCACGACAGTCCGTCGTATCATACTGCTGCTGACCACCTATAACTTCGACGGCCACGATTTCCGTTTCGACGCCAACGCAAGCCTGGAGGCGAGTGTAGACAACCTGCTTTTAGACTTGCTCAGTACCGTGGAGGATGAGATCAGGCGCAGGGCCGTGAAGGCCGCTGATGACGATGATACGGATGTCATACCGCTGATGGCCAACAGGGACGTTCATTCACGTCTCGAAAGTCACGTCTCCAACCTCAAGACCATCCTACAGGCGTTTATCGGTACTATGATAGCCAAAAAGGTGAGTGCGGTACTGCAACCCGCGCTCTTTCCGTCATACCTTGAGACGTCAGCCCATCAGTTCGGTAAGGGTGTGGCGGCCAACCCCGCCAAGGGTATGGGTTTTATCGGTAAGGACTTCATATTCCTGCTTTATACCGACAAGATGCTCAAAGGGTTTATCGAGAAGGGTGCCGTGGGCTATCAGGTATACCGTGGGTCGGGTTATGACTGCGAGGTCTGTGACAGCATCTGTTTTGAAGGTGGTGCGCGAAAGACATACTCGTTCACCGATGACATACCCGTACCGTCACATCCCCATTGTGTATGTTATGTTGTGCCAGTCTATCCAGATGACCTGAAATAATCATCCTCATAGACATCAAGAAGCCCTACCTTAACTGGCGGGGCTTCTTATTGCTAAGTTATTGCTAAGTTAAATGTGAGTCGGTAAACCACAGTTCAGCCTCGGTGTCAGGGTTCCACGAGAGGCGTTGTATAGTCTTACCAGCCACATAAGCGTTCCAAGCCTTCATAATCAGTTTTTCCTTACGTTTGGGAGTCATTTTCGTGCTTGGTGACTGCATATCATCAAGAAGAACCTTACGTAGCGTGCGTATCGTCTCGTTGGTAGTAGGTTTGATATCAGTCAAAGCCTCAAAGAACGTTATAATTACCGACTGGGGATAGGCCATATCGACAAACAGGTAATACACGTAAGCCGCGTAATACGACAACTTCATTAAGTGCATAGCGCGATAAAGTCTGTCACCGATACGACCCACCTCCTCATATAAGGCGGCGTTACTGAGAAATTCCTTCAGCACGGAGTTGTTTGACGCATAGATGTTGGTGCCGTTGTTTAGTGAGCGGCGGCCACGTAAAGCCAAAACAGCCTTGACAATACTGGATGTGCGAGCCGCGCAAGTGGCACCGTTGATAGCCAGCGTGTCACCTGCACTGCGTCTCTTTCCTTCGTCCGTAACGACAAATACTGACGGCTGGCAATTACGTCCTACATAGAATTGACATTCAACGCCACTCTTGATAACAGCCTTGAGTCGATGCTGACCATTGATAAGGTTTCCGTTATAATCAAAAGCGATGGCATCAGGGCATAACATCCATTCGCCCGCTTTCATACGTGCCACATATTCGTTGACAATACGTTCCGAGCAAGGTCTGTTGCGGTTGTTATGTTCGAGATAATCTTTCGCCATCTTAGGTGTTATAATCTCGATCCTGACATTAGGCTTGAAGCCGTTTTCTTCCAATGTGTTCATAACCGTGTTATTTAATTGCAGACGTACCTGGAGTCGGACCAGGACTAACAGAACCAAAGTCTGTTGTGCTACCGCTACACCATACGTCCTTATTTTCCTTCTTCGGGTTCTGTATAATCACAAGACGGCATAGCGTTGAGCCTGTACGCCTTGATGGTGGTCTTACCATCAAGAATGGCGTGGCAGATACGATGGAACCCGTCAGCCACCTGGCCGTAGTCGTCAAGTATGATAGGATGGCTGTAGTCGGCGTTGAGCGTGCGTTTCATCTGCCAGATGAAGTCATCGGTGTTCTCGACGCGGAATCCGAGGTTAAGCAGGTTGAAGGCCGCCAGGGGATAATCAAAGGTTTTCAGCCCTTGGTTCTTGACGGCACGCAGCAACGTCGTGGCCATCCATACCTTCTCGCCACGCTTATACTGACTCTCCTCGAAGGTGAACTTACCGAAATCAACTACAGGCGCTGTCATTTCCTCACTATCTTTTGGCCGCCGTCACTGTAATGGACGCAAACCACTCTGCCGTCAAGCGGGTTATCCGTGACGACATACTCACCGATGACGGTTTTCTTGGGTTTATCACTCTTTTTCATCTTCTACGGGTAGTTTCTTAAGGTCATCGACACTGATATAGATGCAGTCGTTGACGGCACAGCGTACCAGACGGGCGTCGGGATCGCCGTCATACAGCACCACGGTATCCCGCCCGAAGGCATGACCCGCTTTGGCACGGCGCCACATCAGACCGTCAGCCTGACGTGTTTCGGCTTTTCCCTTGCTGGTACTCCAAGTACAGTCCTTACATCCGCTCGGATAGCCAGTACACTGGAGATGGGGATAATTATATACGACACACTCGCTCATACCTCCTCTTTAGCCTCCTCCTCGGTCTTGACGGCATCCTTGACAGCCTCAACATCCTTCTTTTCCTTCTCCTCAGACGGGTTTTCCTCGACGCCATAGACGGCACGACCGCGTTTGATGCACTCCTCGTTGAGTTTCTGCAGTTCGTTCATATAGACGAAGCCGTCTTTCTGATCGGTGTTGAAAGGTACGGTGAGAAGGGTGTTGAACATAACGGCGCAGTAGTTCTGCAGCAGCATCTTGGCATCCTCGTCACCTTTCTTGGCCATATCATACAGCATCACCATAACCTCACCCTTGGCAGTACGTTTGGAAATCGAATGTACGGCCAGCATACTCATATCACTGAACTTGATACGCTCATTCTCCAGGCGTACAACGAAATTTCCTACTCTCAGGTCCAACTTGTCAAGACCCAGTGTTCCATTCTTCTTGATCTTCATAACGATTATTGTTGATTGATTCTGACAAACCATACTGACGTACCATCCTGGCGGTCACTGCGCGAACACTGAAGCGTGTCGCAGAAACAAGTGCGTAAGGCACAACCCATACAAGCCCTGCCGATGTCATGCGGACCACGGGCAACACAACGGAGGTGCATACCTGCATACTCGAAGTCGGTCTCAAGGGGTATAAAGCGCGACGGCAAAGCGGCACTGCGCCTGTTCTTGTGTATCTTGTCCTTACGTAACGCCATAACAAACACGATTTCGACTGCAAGTATACAAAATAACTTGTAATTATTTGCAATACACAAAATAATAATCTAATTTCGCCAAGACTTGTATTTGACATAGTAATGTTCAGGGGTTGCAAGGGCCGAGAAGGTCGGATGTAACCCCTAAATTTTTACGATGAAGCCAAATAAGGCCCTACAAGGCAATATCTCGGTGTAGGGTGGATAATCTTACGGGTGAAGGGGAGAAAATGGCACAGCGGTCAGAAAAAGGGCCAAATTTGACAAGTATCAGCAATTATACGCTTACGACATACGCAATATAAGCAATATTATGCTTGAAATACATATAAATGTTAACTAAATTAACAGTAGGGGAGAGAGCAAAAAAAAATATAGCGAGATGCCCTCCGCCCCCCGCTTTGGTCATAGTTTGGGGGTACTCCCCCTATTTTTGCCAGTTCTGGCCAGTACTGGCGCCCGCGCGTATTGTTATATTATACGCAAAATGTACTATTTTTGGCTTATTTCATCCGCCTTCAGGTTATAAAGCATACAATTTTGGCACGTTTGCGGGGTATAAAAGCGTTGAATGTCGCCGCCAGCGTCGCCGCCTGTCTCCTTAAACCTTAAAAGATCGGCCAGCATTTTTAAATATTCGCGTTTTGTCTTTTCGTCCTGGATGCTGTTTGCCTGATCATTTAAGTACTGTATAAATTCTGTTGGATTAGTAAAATTAATATTCTTAATAGAAAAACTATCCAACACGTTATTATTATTGCTACTATCTGTATTATTTATGTCGACAGTATTAATATTTAACTGTTTTACCCTGTTAACTATATATTGATCTATTATATTTTGTGCATCATTATAATATTGTTGTATATGTTGTTTGTCTTTTAATAATTTACCCTGTTTACTATAACTTTCTCTATTAATATTATTCTCTGATCCTTTTGCAATACTATAAAATGTTATATTGTCTGTTATTCCTGTTATTATACTAAATATAATAGCGGCTTTTTCTCTTAGTGTTATATTCTTTACTTTGTACATAATGTTATGCTTAATGTTATTAATAATGTTATTTATAATATTATACTGGATGTTATTATATATGTTATGCATAACATTAGCATAGAGTTATGCACAATATTATTATATATTCCTTTTTTCTTTTTCTTTCCTTAAAATAGTTTTCCTTTTCTCTTTTCGCCCGTTCTGGCTTTTGGGCTTCGATCGCCTTACGCCTGGCGGGTTCTGGCCCGCTTTTTACCTATTCTTGTGTTGCAAAAGTGGCAATATTTGCACAATTTTGGCAACATTTGCACATTTTTTCGCTAAAAGGGTGCATTTTTTTTTGATTTCGTTTGTTATATCAAAATAATGATATATATTTGTAGTGTCAATAACACTCTAAAACAGGGTGCCCGCCTGGATAAAAGAGGGTACAAACACAATGAAAACAGTTGCAAACATTAGGCCCGTGGACCTTAACAGACTTAATAAAGCGTATAACCTTTTACAGCTGGCATACCACTATTATCGCAACGAAAGTAAAGATATAACGCTGCAAATTGAAGGTAATGGGACAGTAGGCGGTAATATAGGCGCCGCACTTGCAAGCCTCGATACTATATTCCAGGAATTTGACTTAATAAAAGACAGACAGTAACACGGGCCGCCGCTGATCTTTACACGCTTTACGCCTTATTACTGGCCGCGGGTTTTATACTCTTTATTATTGCTTTTGCCGTTATGCTGGTAACACGCAAATAGACTACAGACAACAAACAAACACTATTTATAAAACACTTTTTAGAACTGACGCCCAACAGCGCAAAAAGGGCACAAATAAAATGATTAGCAACAGTATGACCGCGCACAATTTCGCGCACAACGTAAAAGAGAACCTTTGCAGCCGCTCTATGTTTTGGGACTATAAAGATAGTTCAAAAAATATCCGCCGTATATATTCATACGGGCGGCACTTTTGTATAGCAATAATTGACGAAGTGGCCCGCGTTTGTCTCTTTACTACGCGCGGATATAGTAACACAACGGCAAGACATATAAACGAGGTTAGTTATGCTATCCGCGGCCTTGATTATAATATTATTTATTGTTATGATCCCGACGGCTTAACGGCTGGTAATATTGAAAGTTACGCCGCGCAAATAGTAGCAAATGCAAAAAGTTTTTCGCGTTCCCGTATTCATGGTGCCTTTTATCTGGATAAAATAAAAGAGACTTACAAAAACGCGTGCGAATACCGCGAATATTTTAAACTCAAAAAGCGCGACTTTGCACCCGTTGAAAAGGTCTATAATACATTTAACGCCGAAAACGCCGCCGAAAGTGTAAAAACTATCTTAGCGGACCAGGAAAAGGCCCGCAAACGCGAAGAAGCAAAACGTCTGAAAGAAGAACGCCGCCGCGCTGCTATTGCAAAGATGAAAAGTACGGAACGCGTGCAAATGTGGGAAAACGGGGAAAACGTTTTTTTAAATTGGACAGATACAGATGAAAACGTACCGTTAAGGGTAAAAGGCAAAAAAGGCTACTTTGTTATTGAGACGGGACGCGGTGTTAACGTTCCTTTAATCGAGGCGCAACGCGTGGCGGGTCTGGTTCTGTCTGGATCATTTGAGGGCTTGACAGTTAACGGTGTTTATAACATCCGCGAATATAACGCCGAATATGTGCAAATAGGGTGCCACCGTTTTAATATGGATTATTTGAGACAGTTTGCAAATAAAGTTTTAACGCTTTAATATAAAGCCCTGGCCCGCTCTGATTACAGGCGTATTTTGTTAGGGGTTGTAACCCTGGCGGGCCTCAAATACAACC